CCCTTGCCGGTCGGGATGCCACTGGAACAGGCCCAGCGCTTTGCCCGCATCGCCTCTGATATTTGGGTTGCCACCACTCTCTGCCATAGCGTTACCCGCCAGTGCAGCAGCCTGCACCGGACGGTAACCCATATTGAGATAGTAGTTATAGGCGCGACGGCCAAACTCAGACGACATGCTGTTCTTCCTTTATCGCGGCATCAATTTGAGCCAGACGATCCCGAATGATTGCTTGACGGTCACTCGGTAGATTTCCAATACGCTTCTCATTGTCATCCAGATAAGCAGTGCAGTCCCAGCAGTCTCGCCCGGTCTTTTCTCCGTCTGCGTAGCCGGGAGGAAGTTCCGCGCCAACCTGCGCCAAATAACGGAAGACTTGTTCGGTCGTCCAATTTTCAATTGGCATGATGAGTTCGATGCCGTCGATGATCGAACCGTGTCGTGTCGTTGACTTCCTGCCGTCTTCCAGCCGTTGGCCCTTGATGACTTTTTTGACGCCCAGTTTCTTTGTCGCTTCGTGCAGCGGCAACCAGATGTTAGTCGCGCAGCAAGACAAATAAGGTTGCAGCATTGGGCCAGCTTTGCCTGTCACCAGCAATCCCAGCGCCGTGTTGTTCACCGGCAGCACGTCCACCGGCCAGCCATTCTCTTCGATGTTCTTCGGTTGGTTAGATTTCACTTCCACAAAGTGTGGCAGCTTCTCTTTCCATCCGTCCATGTAGGCCTGCATCTCTGGGTAGATCGCGCCGGTATTGACCCAGATGACATACATTTTATGCCAGAAGTCTTTGTACAGGTGCAGGCAAGCTAGACTGTCTTTGCCACCAGAGAAATGCAGGGCGATGTTCATTAGAAGGACGCCAACCCCGCGAGGCTCGAAAGCATTGACACGCCGGTCGCCGCAGCGCCAAGGCCAGTGAGGAAGCCTGACCCCTGCGGGCCACCCGTTTGCGTGCGCGTCTGCGTGGAGCCGTACGGAGTTGCGGAAGTCGCGCCCAAACGGAGGTTGAGCATTTCGATGGGATAATTCCGTTGTTCCATGAAGCGGCTGTAGGCGTCCTGCAACTGCGCCTGTTCCAGTGCTTGGCGTTGCGCGCCAACGGCTTCGATGGTTCCTGCGTCGGTGAGTGCAGCCTGCTGCTGGCCTTGGGCAATACCCGGCAGCATTCCTGCCGCACGCATTTGCACTTCGGTCCCAGCCATCTGGCGGGCAAGGTCGTTTTCGAGACGGCCCGCAGCATCCGTGTACCCCTGCATCCGCAGTTGTGCAGACAGGTCCGCCACGTTCTTCGCGGTTTCGGCTTGTGCCACGCCTTCTTGGATTGCTTGGCGGGAGCCACCGAACGCACCTGCACGCGCGGCCTGCGCGGAGATCTGGTTCAAGTTCTGCTGGAGCGCCTCTTGGCCGCGCGATATAGCACGGTTTTCTACTTCAGAGATAAACGGGTTCATGTACTGGCTGACGTTCCCTTGCAGGAACGAGGGGGCTTGGTAGCCGGTCATGCCAGTGGCCGTCTGCGCCGCAGTCTGGTACAGCGGCATCGTTGTGCCAGCTTGCGTCTGCACCATGCGGAAAGCTTGTTCCTGCTCGGGCGAAAAACCCGCAACCAGATTGCCGCCGTACGCCTCGTAAGGACGCTGCGAGATCGTGTCTGCAATACGCAGGTTCTCTTTGGTAATATCTTCCAACCAAGCGGGAAGCTCGGTCTTCTGTGTTACCGTTTGTGCAGCGGGTGCGCTGGAGCCCATCTTAGTTTCCCTTCAGGTCGAAATCCATGAGGACCATCTTGCTCTTCCAGCCAGCGGCCTTTAGGTATTTCTCGTAACCCGGCCTTACCGCAGCACGGGCAAACTCGATCCCATTTGCTTTGGCCCAATCAACTAGCTGGGCCTTTAGCTCGATCACGCCGTCCAGTTCCCCGGCTGACATGAAAACATTCGCAAACTTCTTTCGCGGGCTGACCGCGATTTCCGTGATGACGATGGCGCGGTCGTTGTGGAACAACTGCATCTCGCCTTTTTTGAGGGCGTCCACCACGTCTTGCAGCGTGTGCGTCTCACCCATCAGTCGCAGGGCCTTTTCCATTCTTTTGAATAGGGTGGCCCTATCAGATGTCTCGGGTCTTACCGTCATTGATTGCCGTTTGGAGGACGCCAGAATTATCGACCGTTACCTCGTAGATCGTGCCGTTAGGGGCCTGTAGTAGCAAGCGAGGCGATGCCTCACTCTGAGTTACTACCGGCGCAAAGGCGCGTCTGAGCGCGTCAATAAGCTGGTTGAATACCCCCGCGTTGTAGTTTGGAGGTGCTGGTGGGAGAGAGATTATCACCGTCTAGGCCCCTCCGCAATGTCCATACGGATGGTCCCTAAGGACCAGAAAATATCTTGGTTTGCTTCGATCCGCATCCGCACGTCACGGCTCGAAATGCGCGTGTCTACATAGCCATCGGCACGGACGGTGTAGGGACCATACGTGCGCTCTGCACCTTCCGGCGTCTGCTTTCCGTAGAAGCGGAAGCGCATGGAGTTCGTGCCTTCGGCGTTCGCGGGCATGAGTTGCGTGATTTCAATACCCCGGTCAGACGGCGGACCCAACCCCAGTTGCGCCGTTTCTGCCCAAACTTGTCCAACGCGGGTTAGGCCCGCGTCCAACCAGCCATATTCGTGGTCGTAAATGTTGTTGTCTTGGCCAGCCATGAGCGGACGGACGCGCTCGGAAGCGGGCGACATGGCCGTGCGGGCGAGGTAGCCGAACGACCACCAGTTCTCTGAATAGTTCCAGATGACATAGCGGTCGCATTCGTTCTCGTTCTCAGATGGGTGGAAGAACCACACCTCGGAGAAAGCGCCGTTCCATGCACCAAAGCACCGCAGGCGCGCCGCGTTGATGTTGATGTCGTTCGTGATCCAATCGAAGACCGTGCAAGGCACGTTGACGATTGTACCGCCTTCGAAGATGCGGAAGCCTGTTTCGGAATACCAGACACACTTGCCTTCGAAGGTGGCGGTCGCCATGGGGGAGACAAGCTTCGTTTCGCCTAAGCGTTCGACCGTGAAGATGTACGGCAGACTGGCGTAGCGGACGAGGAAGACTTCCGTGTCGGAAAACACCAACGCGCCTTCGCGCACGGGCACGATAGTCCGCAGCGGGGAGGTCGCTTCCACGTCGATGTAGCCAGCAGTGTTCGTCGTGCTGGCGTAGTTCCAGTCGGTAAAATCTTCGCGCGAACACCATGCGATGCGGCGGGGATTGTTGTCCGCGCCGATTGCGAGAACGTGTCGCTCGGGTGTTGTCTGGATTGCAACTGCGTTAGCGATGACATTTGTGAGTGTGGCAGTGCCAGCCGTGGCAGTCGTGCTGATGTTCGCGGTGCCACCTTGATGGTAGGTGAAAGTCGTGGATGTTGGTGTAGCAAGAATAGTGAACGTGCCGTTGTAGACCCCACCGTTCGGCGTGGTGCCCGCTACGACGATGGTCCGCCCCGCAGTGAAATCATGCGGAGTTGCAGTCGTGATCGTAGTCGTACCGCCGCTGTGCCGCACGAAGGAGATATTGCGCTTGCCTACCTGCACCACGTCCGTCGTGGGCAGTTGCACGTCATAGTAAAGGAAGCGACCATCTGAGTTCGCCATGCAAAGCACGTCTTCACCCCAGTTGGTGAAGGACCACATGCCCGCAACAGGTTGCCAGACTAGAGATGGCGTGGAACGCGCATTGCCGTAGTCTTCTTCGTTGTAATCATTTACGCCGTAGCCCACGCCACCTGCGTCGGAAAGCGGCGCGAGGTTGGGCGGCGACACATCGTAATATGTCCCGTCTACCAGTGCCTCAAGTGCATCGTCTTCGCCGACGAGCAATCGCTCAATATTTTCGTTATCGCGCCACACGTGGAGCGCACGAATGGTCGAAGCACGCGGCGTGGATGAAATACGCTGCCACCCACCAACCGGCTCTAGCACACCCTGCCGCCAGCGGATCAAATTTACGTCCCACCAGCGATCTGGCGTTTCGTAAGGTGTAGCGCCACGCACTACACCGGGAGGGAGCTTGACGGGAAACAGGGCCATTTATGCCTCGTTCGTTGAAACAGGACCGCTGGCGGAACGCCACACCGGCTTGCCGAACCACGGCTTACTTTGCCCGGTAGGCCAACGCCGTCCAATGCAGCGGGATTTTGCGATGCGCGTGACATTTACGGTGTTCGCTTGGTTTCCACCTAGCACATGATAGTGGTGTTCGTCTTCGGCAATGTAAAAGCCGACGTGCCCGCCACCGTTGCGCGAGAAGACAAGCACCGTACCGGGGATGGCCGGATCGCAGGCATCGCCCCATGTGGCGTAGGCTTTTGCTGCGAGGACATCTTTCGGCGGCTCAATCTTATTCACCTGCAAGCAGTAGCCAACGTACAAACCGCACCACGGAATGTCGTCGTCTGCATAGAACTCCTTGACCCACGGAGATAAAGCCGCAGCCCAGCCGAGGATGACTGGGTTGCTGCTTTTACCTGCAATTTCCTGCGTGCCAATCAGGCGGCGCGCAGTTGTGAGCCAAGACGGTTCAGTGAACATTTTAGCTCTTCATAATGAAGCAGAGCGCGTAGTATGGAGGACGGTTTTCGTGCGCTGTGCCCGAACCCGCTGCGCCCGTTGTGCCGGAAACGGAGTGGGTGTGGTCGCCAACTGCGTTGATAGAAAGATTGTGAGCGTGCGCCCCGTCAGTCCAGTTGAAACCGGCGAAATTACCCACGACCTGTCTACCAGCCGCAACCGGCGAAGCATTGAAAGTGTCGGGATAGCCAGACGAATTTAGGCCGTGGTTATGCGCGCCCGCACTATCGGTAGAACCGCTG